GCTGGGATTATTTATATTCAGTGGGTCATGCAGAACTTAGAAGACGTTAAGAAGCTCGTACTTGGGTTTCAGCGTAAGATTGATGAGGCGGCAGGGCTTACATCAGAAAACCGTTTCTGGTCTGCCGGAGCTGCTACCACACTAGCTGGGGCGTACATCGCTAATAAGCTGGAGCTAATCGATTACGACATGAAGGGCTTATTTAAGTGGACTGTTAACCTACTTAAACTAAACCTGCAATCGGTTAACGATATGGGGTCATCAGTAGAACAAACACTTAACGACTACCTGACTGAAAACTATAACAACATACTGGTAATCAAGAGCACGGACGACCTACGCAGTGGTTCTGGTAATGGGTTGGATAGTATCGTCATACCCGACGCACTACCGAAAGGTAGGTTAGTGGCGCGGTTCGAGACAGACACAAAGAAAGCGTACTTAGTTCCGAGGTTCTTGAAGGCTTGGTGCGCCACACATCAGATTAACTATGGCGCATTCACGAGCGACCTGATTAACAAGTTAGGTGGTAAGCGTGGATCTATGCGGTTAGGTAAAGGCACGCACATAGGGTCGGCTATGCCTGCATATAGAGTGCTGATAGTTGACTGCAAGGTGTTTAATGCAACTAACGAAGATGGAGAAAGTTTAGATGACGGCGACGTTCATGGCAGCGATACGAGCGCAGGAGAAAGTAGTGGAGTTGGGGAAAAAGGGTAAACGTGTCACCGTATCCCCATATGACAGGAGAAGTGGTAGGTATCAGCCGGTCTACACTGAAGACCAGATTAGGCTAGTGCTGAAACTGCACAATAAGGGGATTAAACGTGCGGACATTGCTCGGGAGTTGGGGTTTCAGCCGCACACGGTTAATAACATATACAACCGCTACCGTATCGTGAAAGGTAAGCTACGTAAGACATGGAGATAACGCTCAAGACGTATGACTTGAACCCTGACGGGGTACGTATCGTGGTGGACTGGGGTGCTATGGTGGTAGGGAGTTCGATATTTGTGCCGTGTATCAACACGGACAAGGCGCTACAGCAGATTAAACGCATCTGTGTAGACGAAATGGAGTGGGATATACGGGCCAAGGGCGTCCTAGAAGGTCGTTTTTTAGGGGTTCGCGTCTGGAGATTGGTATGATACGATCCGCCCTGATAAGGTCGTCCGGTCTCCTGCTGAAAGGTCTTATCGCCTTCCTACCCCCCTTACCGTAACTACCCCTTCTTGCGGTAAGGGGGTTTTTTACAAGTACCCTTCTTGATCCGCTGCTGTCTTTACATAAGGAGATAACAGCACACCATTGTGCATCTTGGCAGTAGTAGCCATGTGCCTGTTTAGAGACCGTTCTATGGTGTCAGATGAGATGAACGCGGCTGGGTTCAGTTGTACAGCCTCAGACTGGTTAAACTCCATCATGTCGTCCAGTGCCTCTAGGGCACCGTCATTATCACCGAAACGTAAGGCTACATAGTAGCGTTTGAGTATCTTGCGCCGCGCAGTTTGGGCAGCCACATCCAGACGTTTGGCAGCAGATGTCTCTTCCATAGCCCTAGTGTATTCGGTGGGTGGGAAGCCTAATAGCTGAGAGAATAAGTCACCGTTCGTGATGTCGTCGTATACGGGGTCGCCACGGCGAGTCAGGATACCTTCGTCATGCGGGTACTTGTAAACAGCTCTATACAGGTTACGTACAGCGCCCGGCATCATATCTTCTATACCTGCCAGCAGTTCACCGTCAGCTATCTTATCTACACCCTTTCTTCCTCTAGAGTACACGCTCCATGCAGGGCCACCGAACAGGTGAGCAAACTCTTCTTCCGGCGAAGGGTCGCTGTTAAACCTGTCGGCCTCAAACAGCAAGTCGGTCAGCTTCACACGCTGTGACACGTCAAGACCGGTTATCTCGGACAGAGCGCCTTTGAATAGCGCATCGTTATCTAGGTAGCCGCGCAATGCAGTATCTGCATCCTCTTCGTAGTCTTCCTTGAGGAGATCGTGAAGCATGGCGACAGCGCCATATAGCGGCAGACCCTGTGCCCCAGCGAAGAAGAGCGCGGATAAGTGAACTCCCGCAAGCTGTTTGAAGGCTTCTGCGCGTAAGGCTCTACTTTGCGCGTCATCGCCGGGGGCTATGTTCTTCGCTAACTGTCGTGCGGATTTCAGCATCGTGTAATACATCTGGATGCCGTAGGTCTTGTACATCAAAGCTACTCGACCAATGCCTTTTCTTGCTAGGCGTGGCCCAGTCTCTAGCGTTGCACCACCGTTAATCTGCTGGGTCTCATATATGGCCTGTTCAGCGGCTTGCTGCTGTTGCTCCGCTGTAGGTTTCTTACTTCCCACTAATTTCTTTAGTGCTAGCTTATACGCTGCCATCATGGTCACTTGGCGATTCATTACTTCCGCTTCGTGAAACATAAATGCTGAAGCGTTTGTAACCTTATCCATGAAGCTCATCTTACGACCCGCTTCACTGGTGCTAAGGGTGTCTGCTATGAAAGACGAATTAAGTTGCCCACGACGCTCTGCAAGCGTTACTAGCGGGATCATCTCCTCCAACTCTGTAACCCTGTCGCTGTCTAGGTCTAGGTCTTTTCGTACCGTGTAGGTGGGCCTACCTTCAGCGTCACGAGTTATCGTGTAGTAGTTTTCTATCGAAGGCATTGCCGAGTCTGCCAGTGCCGCCCTAGCAGCATTTAGGTCGCCCTTCATCAAGGCGTCTTTTACAGACCTTGGCGTTTGCTCGTCACCAAACAGGCTCTCCGAGGTTCGGTTCTTTGGAGAACCCATAAACAACTTAGTGGAGCCTCCTAATGCTGTCTTGGTCGCGTTAAACCCATACCTACCTGCCAGCATGGGGTATGCGAATAGGGGTATTTGAGACAGGTTAACTAACGCGGACGAGGCGTTGAAGCCGATTGTGTATAGGAACGCAAAGCGATTTGCATTTTTTGCGTAATTGTCCAGAGGAGGGCTTGCAGCGAACTTAGCACGGTTCTGTATTTCTTCTAGTTCCACGCTACCACGCATCTCTGGGTTAGCTTCGATAACTTCCTGCGTTGCTTGGTCTATCAGCCTAGAGTTCTTAATACGGGCAACCTGCCGACCAAGATCAAAGGCTTTCGTACGTGCCGCATCTATAGCGTCTACATCGTAACCCTGAGTACCTTTACGTCCTAGCAGAGACCTAGCAAACGAAGATTCGGGTAGGTGCTCCACGAACAACCGTACGATCTGTTCTTCCACCGCTTCAAACTGCTGTTTCTGATCTGCGGGGAGGCCAGTTTTTGCCGCGTTAGTTAGCCCTAACACACTAGACACAAAAGACCCTGACGGCGCTTCTTTGTACGAAGCGGTATCACTTGCGTCAAAAGCGTCTACTTTGTAGCCTTGTTTGGCGTACTCTTCCATAGCGCGTAGCCGTGCCCCGCCGCTTTCAAAGGCAAACACTGCCGAGTTGATACCTTCATCTGGATCTCTTACATCCAAGAAATACGAACCAGTACGTGTCAATGGGAAGTACGGCTCTAGCTTGGTGTTCTCAAGCATCTTGTTGTAGATGCCCTGCTTCAGATTAGCCTTTGCTTGTTCTTCTATAGGCAGTCCGTCGATACGGCCTTCCAGTGCAGCGGTCATCTGCGTGTACTGATCTTTGTACAGCTTACGTAAGTTTGAGTACGCCCGCCGACCATCGGCACCAACCGTTTTGCTGTCGTAGATTGCCCGCAGTTCTTTGTAGCGGTCTATCTTTAGCTGCGTCGTGATGTTACCAGCGTCGTCTTCGAGTTCTATAGTCTGCTGTTTATAACGATCTTTCGCTTCTTGCAGCGTTAGCTCTGGGTCTACTTGGTCAACGGTGCTGTCGTAAATTAAGTTGTTCCACGCATCCATCGTCTCTTTAGACTGCTTCGCACCCCACTCACGTATGGGCTGCAATACCGCACGTACAGAGGCTTCGTTACGGTTCAGGTCGCCGCGCTGTAGTTCAATAGCTGTAAAGACCTTATCAGATCCGACTACACCGGCATCTTCTATGATGTCCTGCGCTGCTTGGTTCGGCATCAGCGACAGTAGGGCTTTCTTCAGTGGCCCACCGCCTTTAGTACCAACACCCGTCAAAGCTCTGAACTCATCGGTAACTTTCTTGACGGAATCGGCTACTGTGCCTTTGGGTGTGGCTATGGTGTCTATTACCTTGGGTACACCATCGCGTGTAGACAGCGAGTTCAGTGCAGGTGCGCCACGGTGCTTGGCAGCAGGTGCCAGTATGTCTTCGATTAGGCGTTGAGCTTCGCGCTGTGCAGTGCCGCGCTCTTTGCCCAACCCAAGCAGATTGGATACCGTACGAATAATCTCTTGCCAGATACTGAGTGGCTTACCGTCTGGGTTGATCCGAGCTAGCTGGCTCTGGAACTCTGGGTTGGTAAACGCTTCGGCAACAAACTCTGCTACATTCGTAGACCCATACTCCTGATCCAGATACTCCTTGCTGCTTTCGTACAGCTTCGTCAGCTTCTTGGTAGTTGGATGCGACGGGTTACGTAGAACATTGATTGTCGCTGCGTGCGCCATCTCATGTAGTAGTACCTGAGTGTTAGAAAAGTTCCTGTTCAGCACGATGGTGTTATCAGCGGTTATGAAACGCCCATCAACTTGCTGCCCATCTACTTTACCTAATTGGCTTGCCGGTACCGCCAGTATTCTAGTGTCACCAGTAAACTCAGACAGTCGCTTGGCTACGCGAGATACGAACTTATCTCCTGACTTGTCAGCTATATCTAGCAGGGCGCGACGTAATTCATTGTTGAGCACTGCTTTAGCGGCAACGTCTGGTAGTGGGGCATCCAGTGCCTCAAGATATTCTCTTGGAGGGGCGTAAAGAACCTGCCCAGATGCTATTCGCATGGCTTCAGCTTTGCTTAGGTCGGGATCAGCAGCCATTAGTTCGTCACGAGCCTTACGACGTTCAGCTAAAAGACTTTGCTTGTCAGCAGCTTGTTGTTCGGTTGTCCGGGCTTCTTCGACTGTAGGTTCTTTCGCCGTAACCTCTTCTACGGTAGTTGGTGCGGCAGCAGCCATAGCTGGTCTAATGCCAGTAGCTGACATTTGTTGCCCTGCACGACGTTGCAGCTCTACAGTCTCTTCAGGTATGGCCTGCGTATCTACATCAGCCAATCGTTGGTTTAGCAATCCAACCGCCTGAGCAAACCGCCTCTCTGCCTGTTTTAAGGCGCGTTGATTCTTCTGTGTGGGCTTCGCCGCTACAGCCTCTTCTGCTTCTGCCATAGCGCGTCTAGCGGCAGCTAAAACACGTCCTGCATCAGCTATTTCAGGCTTAACCTCACGGGTTGGCGTTAATGTAGTTTGCTCTCTTCCTTCTCCAGCAACAGATCGTCCAGTGCCTCCTCCAGCATCTGCCACTGCTCCTCCGACAGATGGGCCAGATTCCACGGTATTCGCACGTCCTGTAGGGACTTCCACGCTCTGTAGATCAACTGCATCGCCTGTTCCACTTCCTGCTGCGACAGGTTCTCTTTTGGTGTCGGCAAATAAATCACGTTGCTCACTAGGTACTCCTTGCAGTAGACGGTCTACACCAGTCTTAACTTCTTGGCTCTTGAACCTTTGTCCAGCCTTAACTAGATCTGCCCGGACTTCTGGATCGTTTAGATCTTTACCCGTAACACGTTTACGTACAGCAGCATTGGATTTGAACCCAGCGGTAGTAAGATCTTCTTCGGTGATTATGCGTGGTTCGGGCGTGGCCTCTTGTTCGGTAGGCGCTTCTCTGCGACCCAACCCAGCGAAAGATTCTTGACGTAGTTCTGAAGTATCAGTGATTCCTTCATCTTCACGCGCTTCTCGTATCCGCGCTTCTATTGCTGCTACATCAGAGTCAGAAGGAAGATCATCCTGCGGTACAGGCTCTGCACGGCTTATATCTATTACCCGTTCCATAGAAGCGTTTTCGGCTGCCGTAGGCTCTGGATCAAGGTTCACTTCTTCCAAGGCGCGGGAGAACCTAGTACGTAACGTACCAAGCTGCCGTGTAGGTTGCTTCTCTACTACGTCTGCCAGTATTTCACGGCGTCTAGTTTCAGTGGCGTCTAGTTCTTCATCCACCTGCTGCCCGATAGCGGTTTCCCTTTCAGACCTTTTTCTGGCCTGCGCCCGTTCTACATCAGCAGCGGCTTTAGCAGCGTCATCTTCTGCCACCATAGCTTCGATTTCGGCAGTCTCATCTGCGTCGATCATGGCTTGGACTTCAGCAGTTTCGGCGGCGTCAATTGCGCCTTCGATAGTTAACTGTTCTGGTGCAGCCGCGTCCGCTCGTTCTTCAGCGGCTAGGATTTCGTCAAACACAGCCTCTTCAGTAATTGTGTTTGGCGCAACCCCCCGTGCGGTAAGTCTTTCTACCGCAGAATTAATCTGGTCTACATTGAAGTCGGTAAGTGCTCCGCCTGTATCCGGCTCAACTGTCTGTGTAGGACGTGCAAACAGCTCACCCTGTACTTGATCTTCTTCGAGGCGTGGTGGAGCTTCTTCGGGAGCAACAGTATCACCAACAGTCTTAGCGCCTCTGCGTGGGGCGAACAGGTCAACAAGACCCTGCAAGATAGCACCGGCACCACCACCCAATGCGGCTTCTTCTGCGGTACCACCAAACGTCTCAGCAGCGGCGTTGTACTCCTGCTCGTTCAAGTTCTGTAAGACGTTAGACGCGGCTTCCTGTGCGGCTTCCGCACCGCCGGTTATACCTGCGCTGTAGATACGTTCGCCAATAGTCTCTACCTTCTCAGGCGGTATCTTATCTGCTAGCTTGGCGAGTTCGGGCATCTTACTTAGCGGCAATACCCGTGCGATGGGCAGTACGTCCAGCAGGCCGATTGCTGTACCACGCAGGGTGGCTGACCCACGCTCTTCTTCTGTAGCGTCGGCTGCACGGGCACGTTCACTTGCCTCACCAGCACCAGCGGCACCAGCGGCTAACGCGCCAAGGCCAAGAGCACCGACAGTACCTACAGGAGTAAATGCTGCGGCAGCGGGGACAGCAGCGAGGCCAGCAATAGAACCAAGCGCAGAACTTAGTTTGTAGGTAACAGAGTCTGGGTCACCACCTTCGGGACGAAAAGACTCAGCAACGGACTGAATACGCTCGCGGGCGGCAAGTTCGTTTTCTTCTTCCAACGGAGCGGCAAGACCAAGTGCAGCCATCTCACCTACACCGACAACACCTGCACCGAATCCAGAGGTAATGTCTTCAAAGAACCCTGTTTCTGTAGGTGCGACTGGTGCGGCTTCTCTTGCAGCTATCCTAGCTTCTAGTTCGGCACGCCTTCTATCAAGGTCTGACGGGCCTGTCGGCTGCGTCGGTATAGTCGGGGCAGGTGGTGCGCTCCTTGCTAACGCAGCGCGTAGTTGGTTGGCATTAGCCGTATCTCCAAGAGCTTCCGCTTTTTGAATAGCCGCTTCAATTCTGGCTACTGAAACTCTTGCCATGTTTTAGCGCCCTTCGTAGCTAGCTACAAGAGACTCGTCTTCATCGCTAACGTCTGCAACTTGTACCCCTCTTAATCCTGCGGCTAGTGCGGCTCGTTGATCCTGCGATGCGAGTCTTTCCGTATCAAGGCTTTCTAGCATTGTCTGTAGGCGTATGTACTCTGGGTCGTTGATAATCTGAAGGCTGATAGTATTTTCTAAATTCTTTAAGTCTTCCTTCGCCTGTTCATCACCGCCCAAAGCTCTTTGCTCTAACAAGGCACGACGTGTCTCGTAAGGGTCACGAATACGCTCTGAAATGCTGCTAATACCCTCTGTAAGTTTTTCAGCCGCTTCCGCGAAGGTCTTAGTAGACCCAAGCAACTTACCGAGGGCATTGGTTCTGTCGATCTCAAGTTTAGCTTCTTGACGTTTTCTAGTTAGATCAGCTTCAACTCTCTGACGATCTTCTACGTCCATGCGTTGCAGCACTGTAGCTGCATTGTTCATTGTCTGAAGATCTCGCGTGGCGGCTTTACTGTACTCGTTCGCTGCGGCAGTGCCGATACTGCGACGAAGCTCCATAGAAGTGTTTTCTATATCGTCTAACTTATCTTCGTAAGCCATACGGCGTTCTCTAGCGGCATCACGTAGTTGCCTGTCGCGTACACCTACACCAGTAATACCGCCTCTACCACCAGCGGTCAGTAGATCTATAAGGTTGTCTCTACGTGATGGCTGCATATCTTGAAATGCTTGTTCCCGCCGAGCCTTTCTATCGGCTAATGTAGCTATACCTTCATCCAGACCCAGCTCTCTTCTAATCATCGCCGCCCTTCTAGCACCTGCGGCTTCTGGATCTCGTCCAATATCGGCTCGCAGTTTTTGCATAAGCAGTTCACGTATGCCGGGTTCTTCGCCTTCCCCACTTGTTTTTGCTGGAGTTTGGGCTACAGCGGCTAGGCCTGCGGCGGGCTGTATTTCGGCTGGAGCTGTAGCTGGCTCTTCATCAGGTACACCAGCAAGCATGATCCCCGATGCAGGGGTGCCTTCCGCTGCTGGAAGCATGTCGCGGGTAAGTGCACCTTCAAGGGGTGTTCCTTCTAAGGCTGCAATAGCGCCTTCGCTCGGTTCGGCTACATCGGCTTCCGCTATTCGTTCCGCCACGTCTTCTAAGACAGGGCTTCCTCTACGTCTAGCTCTTTCTTGAGTTATAGTATGTTCTGTAAGAAAAGCGGGGACTAAAGGTGCGTCTGCCCTACGTTCTCTAAGCCTTTCTATAAGCTCCTGCATCTCTCGTTTTTCGTCGGTCAGGCCACCTTCCTGAAACGCAACAATACCGCCGCCAGCTAGTTTGACTGGCTGTGCTTGGCTCATAACGCCTTGTGCCATTTGTTGTGCGCCAGCCTGTGGCATCTGTTGTGGAGCGCCTTGTGGCATACGTTGGCCACCTTGAGGCATACCTTGTTGTGCACGAGCTACCGTATCTGCTTCGCTTGGGCCTACGCCCATCTCTTTGGCAGCTTGTTGGCGGTACTCACCCATCAACCCCTGCTGCATTTGTTCTTTAATAGTCGCAGGGTTGCCTTGCGCTTGCATAGCTTGGTTGCGTTTTACCGCATCAAGATCTTTCTTGAGCTGCTGCATGGCAAGCAAATCGACCAGTTCTTTGGTCATGTTGGCACGCTTTTCTAGCCCCTGCATGTTACCTGCGTAGGCGTCTTTCGTACGTTCGATCTGACTGAGGGGGTTAGATAGCATACTGTGGCCCTCCTCTAAGAAGTGCAAGAAGTCCGCCTAAGCCACCAGATAAGTCTTGAAACCCTCCGGGTTCAACAAACTGCCGAGATGTGGCAGTGATCGGTAGGCCTTGTAGCATGGATTGCATAAACTCTAACTGTTCATATGGATACTGTTGTTCTTGTTGATACTGCAAGTAGTCAGCAGTGATGCCTTCTTGTTCAATACCACGTTCTTCTTGTCCAGCGGCACGCATATCACGTAATGCGCTTAGGCCGTAGCGGCGGTCAGCTTCTTCTGCTGCGATTCTGCGGCGTTCCTGCTCATTAAACTGCTCACGTTCTCGCTCTTGCCGCTCTACTTCACGTCGGGCTTCTTCGTTTGATTGCAGTCTGCGGCGTTCGTCGAATTCGGATAGCCGTCCAGCTTCTACGTTAAACTGATCGCGACGTGCGCCTTCTGCTAGCCGCTGCATTTCTTGTTCTTTGTTGAACTGATCTCGCGCTTGTGTAAATGCTTCGGAGTACCCTCTGCCTGTAATATCAGCTAGCTGCGTTCCCAGATTACGTCCGCCCTCTGCTTCCATAATGGCTTGGCGCGAACCGCCAAAAGCACCGGCACGAGTTAATCGGCCAGCGTCAGCAACACGACTAATATCCGCTTGGCGACGTGCTTCGCGTAGTTGCGGCTCTAATGCAGCTTGTAGGTAGGGGTTCATGTACTGCCCCACCGGAGATTGCGGAGGTTGTTGCCGCCCAAAAACAGGTTGTTCTTTGAGTCTAGTGTCCTCAAGAAAACGCGCCCTATGGTCGCTAAATCGAGGTGCCGGTTCGCCTCCTCTCGGGATAATGGGATTAAACCGCCCAAATTCATCTAGTGCAGGGGGCATCATAGGTGCGGCACCTGTAAACGATCCCGGTGTGTACCCTGCTTCGTAACCTTGTCCTGCGGCACTGCCAAAACCAAACGTACCACCAGCAGTCATATCACCGCCAAAAGAAGCTATGCCAGTTTGCTGGTTGGGATCTAACCCTGCGTAGCCCGCAAAAGCCTTATCTTGTAGGCCGCTAGCACCGGCAGTAAGTGGGCCACCGTAGGCTTCATAGGGCTTATCAGCGAGTGCTCGTGCTTTGCCAAGCATCTCACCAACATACGGGCCAGCGAATTCGGACAGTCCTTGTGAACTGCCGGAAATTTGTCCTACGGGACTGTTGGGGTCTACTACTGTATCAACCATAGCTTACGACATCCTCTTGGATAACATCGCAAGCACTTGATCTGCGTCGATGTTTTTCTGTTGTTTCGGTGTGCCTGTAGCTTTCTTACGTACTGAAGACATAAAGTCGTCCAGTGCTGCGGCACCTGCATCAGAATTACCGTTACCTAGTATAGCGACTAAATCGGCAGGCAACACGTACTCACCGTGACTCAAACGCGCCTCTTGCACGCCATCAATATCGCCGGGAACTAGGTCTGCTTGCCCGTCCGAATCACCTTGTAGATAGCCGCCATCTTCTAGCACGCGACCACCATCGGCAAACCCACTTGCTTGTGCTTTAGCTTTAGCTTGAGCTTCTTCAACAGACATAGGCTGCTGGCCTTCAGGCTTCTTGGCATACATGGTGTCAGAGAAATAGCGTCTACCACCACTGCCGGGACGACGGTCTGTATCGTCTCTACCTGTAACTTGTTCTCGTATTGCAGTGTACTCGGGTATTTTACCTTGGTAGCCAACAGGTGCTATGTCAGGGTCAAACGCACCACGGTCTTTTAAGAAACTGGTTAAGGCCAATGGGCCTAGCAGCCCAAGTAACCCGCTAGCACCGCCAGACCCTTTTCTTTCTGGGAAGAATTGGCTTAGAACACCACCTACCCTGTCCATAAATGTAGGGTCGTAGTCGTTTTCTTTTGTACCCGCAAGAAAGTCAAGTATGTCTTGAGTATCCCTATCACCCCGATCAAACTGAAAAAGATCCAACAGCATATCGTCAGACCCATAATAATTTGGTTTTGGATTTTGCACAGAAGTTACTTCTGACCCATCGCCCAGACTAAAATAGTTTCCCAAAGACGTAGAATCATTAGCAGATGTACCGCTCATGTATTCCCTAGCAATATCACCATAGTAGTCCGCCATCACTTGCCTCCAACTATACGTAGCAGCTCGTCAAGATTACCATAAGAACTTCTGACTGCACCACCATTTGCCATGCCCCCAGCAGCTAAACTAGCTAAGTAAGCCTCTACTGGGTCTACTTTTCTTTCTTGCTCTCCGCCAAGGTCAAACAACTCAGCACCTCGTTCTTCTATAATGCCGGGGGTACGTATGATGGAAGGGGTACGTGTAGGTGTAGAGCTACGACTAGGGCTAGGTGAAGGTGTGGGCCTTGGTAGGTCTACATCTGGTAGGTCTACATCTGGTGCAGCTTCTACTATGCCCTCTACTAACTCTTTTACTGGTTCTATAATTACGTCGTCTACAGTAGAGCCTATTGCCCGTACTGCGTCTTCTACTACAGGTGCAGCGTCGATTAGGGGGTCGACTATCGGCTTAACAACGTCCTCTATTGCTGAACCTGTAGCCCTTACTGCATCTTCTATAAGTGGTGCTTTATCTACTACTGCACCTGCTACGTCTTCGATTACGTCAACCACAGGCTCTGCTACGTCACCTAGTACCTCAACCGTACCTTCTACGAAACCCTTAACAGGTTGTAGGATTGCGTCGTCGAACATGCTACCCGAGGCTTTAATAACATCGCCTATCATTTTGATGAACTTGGGTGTTTTTACGTTGTTAGGCGCTAATGCACCACCTTCCATGATGTACTCGCCAAAACCTCTAGCTATAGCATCGCCAAAATCGGTGCCTTTTGTTAACTCGATCTGAGTTTTAACAAGCCCTGCAACAGCATCATCTTGGTTTATGTTGTATCCCTCTAAAAACTTCTCATTCAGCCCAACTTTGTCCATCGCCGCTGTAGTAAATTTAGGGCCGAACGCAGAGACCGCAGCGCCAGCTATATCTCCGTCTACAGCAGCGTCTATGAACTTAGCTCCTTGCACTACCTTACCAAACGTATCGGCAGTTTTTTGTGTAGTTTCGGCAGCGGTGGTAAGCAGCTTCAGCTTCTCCTGCATTTTTGCCGCGTCAGCCGCGCTAGTAACTCCCCCAGAAAACGGACTCAGTGCTTGTGCGGCCCCACTAGCTGTATCTGCTGCTGCCTGTGCCGCCGCATTAAGACCTTTTGCGTATCCGCCTGCACCAGCAAGTGCAAAGGATTTTAGAATGTCGTTAGTGTCCCCGCCTGTAGCTGCGGTAATACCAGCTGATGTTGTGCCGTAGGCTAATGCAGAGCCAGCAGCAGACGTACCACCACCAAATGCAGCCGTACCAGCCAGTGCTCCACCGCCAACAAGCGATAAACCTACAATAGCGGCTACCTTGAGTGCGTCTTTAACAGAGCTGTCTTTGACTTCCTTGGTGCGTATTTCACCGAAAGTCATGGGGTCATAGAGGTAGGTAGACCCGTCTTTTGTTTGCCGTACCGGCTGCACACCATATTTGGCGTACATAGACTGGATCATGGGGTCGCGTTTGTATGCTTCTAACAATGCGTCTTGGTAGTCTAAACCTTCAGTGGCTTGTAGGTAGGGTATAGTTTCGGCAAGTACGGGCTTGATAAGTGACTGAAACTCGGAGATCTGTTCTTGTGAAGCGTTTGTATGCTCTTCGTAGTTACCACCAAAGTTCTTAATATCTGAAGCAGAACCACTAGGCACAACGTCAAACCCATAGTAGTTACTTAGTGCCGCCGCAGTATCTGTACCGCCGGTATTAGCTATAGAGCCATAGGCAGATCGAATTACATCCTTGTCTGTACCAACGCCGCTCTTTAAGCCTTTCAAATACTCGGGGGCACCTACCTCAGATATATATTCGTCAGGGGTAAATGCAAACACATCGCCACGTTTGCCCGACAAATACTGACTTCCTCTGGCTTTACCATCCGTTGTATCTCTAGCTGTTATTGCTTTTTTATCTGTTTCTAGCGGCTCTAATACACTACCCCTGAACATCATGTCGTAGAAATCATCTACTTCGTCTACATCGTCTATAACGTCGTACACATTCTTGTCAGCGGCACCTAGTAGCGTGTCTTTGTACGACTGAATGGCACTCTTGGGTGTTGTTGGCCCCCTTAGCTGTTCAGCCAACCCCGGCGCATATGTTGATATCCCACGTAGCTGTTCTGGAGTCATGTTCTTAGTCATGGCTCGCATGTTTTTTAAAGCGTCAGCAGCTATCGCTGGGTCTGCCATCGGCTTAGGTGTTGAGGTTACAGGCTTAGGTGTGCTTGATTTGAGTTCAGGTGGCGCAGAAGAACCTAGCACTGGCGTAGGTTTTGGTGTTGTGGGTGTGGGTGGTGGTGCCGCAGCGGGTCGTTTAGTTCCCGGAGCACGCTTATCACCACGTTTTGCAGCAGTGCCCACAGGAGGCGGTGCAATAGGCGCAGTAGGTGTATACGCAGATTTAAGATTTGGGCCTACGGAAGTATAAGCATTGCCCATAGGCATAACAGGTACGGGTTTGCGAGTTGCCGCTGCTTTAGCCTTTCTAGCCTCTTCCGCTTGAGCTGCTTTACGCGCTGCTGCATCTGCCGCTGCTTTTTCCGCTGCCTTACGTTGAGCTGCTTTACGCGCTGCTGCATCTGCCGCTGCTTTTTCCGCTGCCTTACGTTGAGCTTCCTGCCTAGCTAAAGCATCTCTTCTAGCAGCCGCTGCCTCTTCTTGAAATCGACTAGATGTTCTAGGTGCTACGACAGGTGCAGGCCTAGGTGAAGGAGGTGTAAACGCAGGGGCAGGTCTAGGCGCTACAGGAGCAGGTGTAGGCGCTACAGGAGCAGGTCTAGGTGCTACGACAGGTGTAGGGGGTGTAAACGCAGGGGGGCTAGGAGGGCCATAACCCTGTATACCAGAGGCCTTCATGCGTGCTTGTATTTCTTCTTGGGAAGGTAGGTTGAAGTTGTTAAACGCCCCTAACCCCATACCACCAAAACCACCAAAACTGCCTATCATTGCTGCACCTAATTCGCTATCAAGACGCCTTGGAACGACGCGCCAATTTGGTTGTTGGTATTGCTAGTTACAGCGCGGCACTCTATATCCGTCTTTTCTGGTATAGCCAGAGGAAACTCAAAATCTATGATTAGCTCATTGCTCTGCAATACATTGATGAACTTAGTTCTAAATACATTCGACCCAAAGTCTCTAGTATTGAGTTTGACGGTAGCGTAGTTATTAGCCTGCGATATAGCAGCGGTAAATATAAGGTCATCTAGGTATAACGTATGAGAGGCGGGCACGGTATAGACCGCCATCTGCGTCTGGTTACCATCGGTTATGCTCGCATAAATAGTACCTGTAGGTACCCCAGAAGACACTCCAGTAGCTGCGATATAGACAGTACCCGCAGCAGTGCCCCCTGACCCCGCAGTAGCAACAAAAGCGCGATTAATGCGTATCCAGCCAGAAGCGTCACCAATCTGCACTTGGGTCTGCCCGTTCATGCTTACAGTAACACTCTGAACAGCGTAATTTTCGTCTAAGCCTTCTACAGTAACAGTCTGTGCACCTGTACCTGCGCTAGTGTCTGCGGTGCTGGAACTGCTTATAAACGCCGTAAACGCTGCGGCAGGCCATACTACGTCACCCCCCTGTGACCATACTGTTTCCTCAGTACCATTTATGTCTGGATTGTATCCAAACTTATACACAGAAGAGGCACCGGCAACTTGGCCTTTAGATACTTGTAGTTGATACGGTTCTTGGGCTGCCATAGCGTCTCTCAGTGCTTGGTCTAACTGGTTAAAGTATATACGCAGTACGTTGTTAAACTGCTCGAACGCCTGTTGGTCATACCCCTGTGGAGGTGTCGGTAGTCTGGGGGCTACAAAATCTATGTCGGCAGCCATTACCGCCTACCATCAGGGCGTATATCTATACGTGGCGTACCCAACTGCCAAGCTACACCTACATCACCAGACTGTACTTTTATGGATAACTGCCTACCGCGTACGCGAGTGTTAATCTGTGACGTATACGCCTCAATAGGTACGATAGCAGAACGAGTCACTGCTGCACTGTTAGTTCCGCCCTCTGACAACGGGCTATTGTACCCAGAACCAGATGACTGTAGAGGCAACAACTCCATAGTAACATTAGGACTTTCGGCAGTAGACCCATCAAAAGTCACATCAGGCAGCACTCTTTGTATAAACGAGAACCTATCGCCGTCGTCTATATCAAACTCAGCAGACGTTATGTAGGCGTCTATGGCTTCATCAGCACCGGCTTCATTGCTGTCTACACCCTGCTCGTGATTAACCAGCCTGTTTGTATAAGTTGCAGCCATAGGGTACTCGCGTAACCCCGAATCAATCCATGCACTGCGGGCCATAGTGCCGAAGTACCAGATGTCCTGTTCGTGGTTGTAGACCACATACTTGTCTACAGTCGTGGAGTTAGCAGAGCAATAGAACCACCAAATCTCGCCAAAACCTTCGTTTGTCGCAGCAAAAGCCTGCTGGGCTTGTTCAAAGTTGAAGTCGTTAAAAACGTGCCGTTTTAGGTCGCAGCGTAGTGTGCTAACGCCACCGTCGTAGCGGTAGAAGGAATCTCTACCCATCCAATAAGAAACACCATCGGAATACGCTACAGCGCGTGAAGATGCTATTGACAGGTTAGAGCCAAGTAACTGCGTACCCCAAACTATGGTACCCCCTACATACTGCATCGCGTACAGGGCAGAGTCAGTCCAAACCAGTATTTCTTGGCGCGACTGGATTGCAGTTACGATCCTAGAGCCATTAGATAACCGTATATCACCTGCTTGGTTAGTTGCCGCAGGTGTCCAGTCAACCGCATTTTCTTGGTCTGACCATCGGATAAGCATGGGGTCTAGGGTAGTAGTGCCTAACGTGTTAGTACCAAAGCAAAACACAAATCGACTTATGTCAGACACAAGTATGAAGTTCTGTACGACAGGGACGTTAGAAGCCCCAGTTTTAGTAGAAAGTTCTACCGCAGGTGTGGTCAGCGCATTGGGGTCGGAAACATCCCAGTAATATACTCTACCCCCACGAGGGCCAAAGATAAGGTCTTGCCCAAAATTAGATTGGCTCCAAACCCGTAAGGACTCTTCTGGAGGCTGCCCGTTACTCCATGTACCCAACCCCCAACCACCTGCACCCCAGCCTGCTAGGGGTACTTCGACTTCTGGGCCGATGTTTATTTGGTATTTTGCCGTTACGGAGCCGCCACCAGTAGCATTCGCTGTGGCTGCACTATCCGCTTCTATGGTATAGGTGTTCCCAGACCCGTATGTAATCTGAAACTCACCATTTAATGTAAGCCCGCCTACAGCAGATGCCCCACTAAAAGTTACGAAATCTCCATTTATATAGCCGCCAGCAGCATCAGTCACAGTGACAGTGGTAGAGCCGTCTACAGTCTCAAATGGGTTGGTGAGAGACACTCCTGCCGGAGTACGTTCTGGAGTTACATCGTAGTAAACCCCACCCAGTTCTATATAGAACTTCAGGTTTGTACCTACACCCAAGAACTTCTCGTTTGCTAGCGTCACCCACCCGAACAGGGAACGGGCTACACCAAGGTACGTAGTGAGAGATATAATCTGCCAACCACCAATTTTTTCCGGTAGCCCACCACGAAATCTAATTTTATCGCAGTCGAACCAGCCCTCTTCAGCCGCATAACGAGTAGTCTCACGGTTGACTCCGGGGCGGAATAGCAGCTTACGCAGCGGCATTATCTATATTCGCCTGTACGAATCATCTCAGTCACCTCTACAGCACGGTTGCCGACTTGTTTAGCCCAACGGCTATCCATAAACTCATCAGCGGCGATGTCAAACTGCTCCCGAGACATAGCTTCCAGAGCTTTAACAAATCCGCGCAGCCGCGTGATGCCTAGATTGAAGCACATATCGACCATTGCGTCACGTCTAGCTTGGTTTAGGCCGCCGTACCAGTAGTACGCATCTTGCAGTTCCTCGTGGCAACGCTTCAAGTCATTACTTAATAGGTAGTCAATCTCATCGGGAGACAGCCCCAAGCCAGACTCTGAGATGTTTCGGCCTACGCCTATGGTCTCAAAACCCGCAGTACACAGATACACCTTAGACTTAACGCCTTCATGGCGCTTTACCATCTCAACTAGATCACCCATTCTTGTCCCCATCAGACTGTGATGCGCCGAAGTAGAAGCTGATGATACTACTGACAATGCCTCCCAAGTAGCCCAAGACCAGATTGATAACGGCGTCTGAATTTTGGTTGGGTTCCTGTATCGTTACCATGAATATATAGCTTCCGAAAAACAGTACACACATTACGGCGATTAGCCGTGCAGTCCAGTCACCACTAAACCTCTTACGCGCATCCTGTGTATCGGCAGTCTGAAGGGCGAACACATCAACATCTAGTTCCTTCATACGAACTTCAAAGTCTAGCTCTGCTTGTTTGATTTCCGCCAGTTGTTCGGGCGTAGCGTTCTGCACCGCTTTTTCTAATGCCTTTGGTTCAGGGTCACAACCAAGCACAGACGCGATTACGGAAGCCGCTGTACCCCCTAGAGGGCCACCTAGAGCTTGTCCCAGTGTGGGGGCTAGCCCACCAACAATGTTTTTTATAGCTGCAAATTTCATATTAGTCCCACGTCTTTGTGTTGGCTGGTACCCGTTTCGGTATGCAATAAGCCGTTATGTTTTCTTGCATTTGGTAGCGGTTGTTTATCTTGGTTTTACCTGTACTGACGTAATACGCAAACGTGTTACACCGTGTGATGTCCCGAAAGTAAAACTCGTCAGCTATTGGCTCACCGTTTACCACCACAACCAGCAAGAAGGCCATCATTTTCTTGTCAGCCAACCTAGCAAAAGTGCCAGCGTCATAGGCAGGAGAAACAGAAGCACACCAGCAATAGCGGCGTATTCTTTAACTTCTTTCCAAAACTTCTTCTTTCTAGCCGCCGCTCTAGCCAACTCAAGCTGCTTTTGCTTGCGGGCTTCTGCCATTGCCTGCATAGCTTCTTGGTATAATTGACCGTTACCACTTACGGTAAACAGATCCTTAATTTCGCGCATGGTTTCTTGGATCTGCTTTTTTGCCAAGGCAGCCTTAACAGCATCAGCCTCTGACAGCTTACCCTCGTTCTGAGCGCGTTGTAGCTCTACCTCGGCACCGCCTAGCGCAGACAGAAACCCAGAGATGGACTGAATGTCATTAGTGGTCTCAGCGACCTGCTTAATCGCACTGGTAGCCGCATTTACGCCAGCTACAATCGCAGCGATCTCGCCAATCACTGTCAGCCGCCCATAAACTGCGGCAAAGCCACCGCGACAATTACCGTCACATAAACGCCCCAGATCATTAGCTCAAGCCGATCAAACCGCTTGCTGCCGTCTTGCAGGCGCTGCTCAATACCTTGGTACCGGACAGCGCACTCTTTCTCGTGCGCTTCAATTTTAGCTATGGCCTTCTCTGTAGGCGTCACTGAACAGAAGCCTCTGCTTCACCATCTTCAACAGCCTTCACTGATTCGACAATAGCGTTGCTGTAAGCGTTTAACAGAACTTCGCGTTCTTGGATCTGCATTTGCATCTGTGAGATTTCACGGCGTAGTTCGGCAACACGAGAAACGTGCATTTGTGTCTCGACGGTCAGGTCTGACACGTTATGCTCTTCGTTGTCGATGGTTATCGTTTGCTGTTCGCTCATTACCAAGGTACTCCTTCACCTGTTGTTGGGGTTATCTGCGCGTCGATGTTGGCTTGTAGCGATGCTTCGGTTGCATCTTTGTCTACGCCGTCATCCCAGCACCACCCTAACACTTGTGCCTCGGTCAAGTCGGCATAGGGAGTGTAATCTGGGCTAGACGCATCGTAGGTAAACCCTTGAGTGCCGTAGCTTGTTGCAGTGTAGGTTACAGCGTCATCGCCAGTACCTTCCGTTTGCTCTGCGTTTACGCGCCAGTGAGCAGTAAAAACACCTCCATCACTTAGTTCGTAATCAGTGGTCGAGATCGTCCAAGTGAATGTAGCCATTATGGTGTCTCCGCCTGTGCAGCTTCATAGGCTG